ACCATAATCACCGTTATGTTTCCCTATAAACATTATGCAGGTAGTACGATAGGCCGTGTACTACCAATTAGCCCCTTACGGGGCATGCCGGGTTTTACACCCGGCTAACCACCGTAAGGGGCACCCCCCCCCAGGGGGACACCCACCGGCTATTAGAGCCACCAAATTCATGAGACTACGCTTCGTCTTATGTCTGAATACAGAAGCATTTACTGACGTTATTTATTCAAGTTTTAAATGTACTTTTGGATATGCTGCAGTCAGAGGCTAGTTCCATAGAACATTCCGTAACATGAGTTACAACCAACCGCAACCGAACGCTGAGGCTAGTAGGAAGCAATCCCTTCTTGTGGGGCAAAACACATGCGCATCCGTAGATGCAAAGTCCGAAACTGGGACTCAAAACCAAAGTTCACGTGGAAACACACACACAGGAAATCAACAAAGACGTGTTGATGCCTCCGAATTGGTACGCACAATCGCTCAAGCTAATGAAAAAGCTAAGAAGCGATCTCGCAAGCGTCGCAATAGATGCGACATTGCGGATGTAGACTTTGTTCTTGATTGTCAATCTTTTGATTTTGACGTGAACAAAGTCCTGGCATTGGTTCGTAATTTGAAAGCCATTGCCGACAAGGGGCTGAACAAGATAATGTTCGACATTGAGGGCTTTGTTGCCCTCGCAATCAATCTCCAGAATTCCAAAAACATTTTTGGATGGATTTCCGCACTGCATTTGTACTTTCGTGCATATTACAGTGAATCGATTGCATTGAAAATTGTTGAAATTGTTCAGAAGCAACTCCCCATGGATTGCCAAGGTGACGAAAACTCATCTTTTATGGATGATACGATTTCTTCTTTGAAAGACACCTTGAGCAATTGGCAATCACTGAAAGACAGTGATCTTGCCATTCAGCTCACAAATGTGATCAACATCGCGATCACATTGGGCTTTTTTCCACATTTGAAGGAGGAAGATTTGAAAATTGGAAATTTCACTTTGTTTAAAGCAAAAGTTTGGAATGTTCAATACAATTCTGTATCCTTTGTGGAAATGTGCTGCAACACACTTCTTTTCTTTATGGAGAGAGGGTATGCAGCGTGGAAGAGCAATGATTTGACTCTTCTGCTTTATGCAGATGAGGATATGCGTGCGATGGATGAAGAATACGCATTGCTCATGTCTGCCATGCCTCTTTTGGAGACTGGTAGACTGCACGAGTTAGCAAATTACGACGAACGTATTGCTGACGAACATGAGTATGATTCTCGTGTTAGTGCACTTTTGGCCAAAATCACGGGTCTTTTCAAAATGGAAAGACATCCACAAGCCAAGACAATTCTGTCCAATAAAATGGTTCAGTTGTCTAAGGTGAGAACACAATTGATTTTGTGCCAAAAACAGTCGTGCATTCGGGAAAAGCCTTTTGGCATCCTGATTCATGGCGGTTCCGGGGTTGGAAAAACCTCAGTGAACTCCATTTTGCTAAAGACTTTGTCTGCAGCAAATGGGTTCAACAGTTCGAAGGAGGCTTTTGTCACTTTGAACGAGGCTGATAAATACATGTCAGAATATCAAGCCTCACACACCGCTGTCACATTGGATGATTTTGGTAATACAAGACCAGAACACTATGAACGATCACCTTGCGAACAGGTTATCACTTTCCTTAATAATGTTCCAAAAGCTGCCATTAAGGCGGAAGCGGAATTGAAAGGAAATGTGATGATTCAACCTAAGTTCGTTACAGTAACCACCAATGTGAAGCACTTGCACGCGCACACGTTTTCAGCGGAACCAGCATCCATTCTACGACGATTCGAAGTAGTTTTGGATGTCCGCTTGCGTGACTCCTTCATTGACAAAAGGACACATGTTTTGGATTCGTCGAAGATCAAACCAGGGCAATTCATGCCCGATGCATGGTTGATTGATGTGGAATTCGTTGAAATTGTCAGAAGGCCAGGAACGGAAAAAGACACCTACAGATTTACCACTTTGAAAGAAGATGCTTCAATTTTTGAAGTTGTGGAAATTTTGAAGGACATGTCTATGAAACACTTTCAAAAGCAAAAGAATTTTGTGAAAGTTGTTGAAGACATGTATGATCAACCGTTGTGCGAGCATTGTTTTCCTGCAAAGGAATGTCAATACTGTGCGAAATGCATGGACAATCAATGCTTGTTTGAGCCTTTAGGTGATTTTGACACATATGATCCTAAG